ACCCAATGCACCGTAAAGAGAGTTCATTAAAATCTTAGCAGCCATCTGCTTAGAGTTAAGACTAGAAATTAAACCAAGATACTTTTTATCCTTTGTCTCTTCGTACTTACTTTGCGCTGCTAACATTTCTTTCTTAGCAATTTGACGTGAAGTAAAATAGAAGTCAATTAACTCCGGAAAGATACCTCTCTTCTTCCGAGTAAAACATTGACCATTAGCAGTCATCGACCAATCGTTCTTAAGTATCTCAGAAGTATTAACATCTTGATCAATCAACCGCTGAATGCTTCTCTCATCATCTGCTAAAAACTTTTGTCCATCTACTAAAGTCTCCGGAGACATATTCCAGGACATAATAATAGAAGGGTAAAGAGAGGTAGCGTCAAAAGAAACTACCCAATCATATCGAGTCGGTTTAGGTTCTTTAACATATGCACCCATGATAGTTCGATCCATAGCTGGATCAACACCTGGGGGATTATGAACAATAATATTATTCTCTAGCAGTTTATTATAAAGAATACAATCCCAAGTTCGTACTGAAGAGAAGATATCAGCAAAATTACACTTAGCATCATACGCCATGGTGACCATTAGGTTAATAATTCTCATCTTATCTTCGAGCTTATCCACCAACTCTACATCTCGAATATTATAGTCAACAAACTTCTCCCAGTCCTTTGTATAGAACTCCTTAAACGTACCATACGGGTTCTTTAACTTTTGTTCCCCAAGTTCCTCTAATGCAACCGTATCCAATTTATAGTTCTCAACCATTTTAAAGGAAAACTTTTTATAGAGATCCATAAAGTCAAGAATAGACATACCGCACCAGTCGAATGCTAATTGAGTACGACCCCTAGCAGTTGGTACCTCATACCGTCTTACATACCCCCATGGGGCGCATTCGTTTAATGCCCTATCACCTAATACTTTTTCAATTCGCGAAGACAGGTATGCAATATCGAACAATTGACTATTCCAGCCCGTTGATATATCAGGGTAATCGGCTTTATGGTGATTAATAAATCGACGTAGGAGATCGAACTCATCCTTGCACTGTATATAAACAGAGTTAGGTGCCTTGCTTAAATAAGGACCGCAACCGAACGTTGTAATTTCTTTCGTATTAAAATCTTGAATAGAGATAAGAATAACTTGCTCTTGCGCTGTCCTTGGATCAGGAAAGCCATAGTCAGTCGTCGTTTCAATATCAATAGTCACAATCTTCATTAACGACATGTCAAATTCGATTGTATCGGGAAATATTTTACTGATAAACTGATAGGAGTAATTTTTATTACCAAATATAGGAAAATTACTTACTTCCTTATATTGATCTACAAAGTTTCGAGCTTCTCTGATAGAGCTGAATTTAACTTTTTCAAGATTATCACCCCACAGCGACTTAAAATCTGAAGGTTTACCAGAACGAACATATAAAGTAGGTTGGAAGGGAATCTTTTCCTTTACGCGTTTACCGTCTTTAAAGCCACGAAAATGAACATAGTTACCGCGCGTATAGATATTAGTATAGAAGAGCATCCGTTGATTATATGATAAATCTATAACTTAAGCAACTTATTTCGGTTATAAATATTAAACAGTGTTATTACTTAATTATGCAATATATTATGCAAACATTAAGGATACATATGGCTACAAAGAAACCCCCGGTCAAGCGCCCACCAGTAAAAAGTACACCGGTTAAAAAACCGCCTGTAAAGAGCTCTCCGGTTAAAAAACCACCAGTTAAGCAAACAACCAAAAAACCGGTTAAAAAAGCGGTTGCATCTCCTATTGTTATAGATGTAAGTAGTAGCACAAAGTCTGCATCCTCTATGATGGATAAAGCTATCGATTTAATTAAATGGGTAGACACACCATTTAAACTATTCGAAGTTATATTGTTGGCAAGCGTATTCTTCTTTGGTTACTTTGCATGGGATAGCAGAACTGCTATTTTAGAAGCAATAACTCACAGTAGCAAAGTGACTAACCTTAAAGATGTAAGTCACCTTATTCCAGTTGCTGCTAGTTTACAAAAAGACTTAGAAGCAGTAACTGTAGTTGTACACAAAGCTGCTCTGGTAGTTAACACCCGAACAACAATGTTGTCCTTCGGTCCTAAAGGTAGAGACAATTCATTAGATGGATTAATTTCTAGTTTGTTTAATAAAGATCCAGGACGTAATGCCGCAATTGTGGGTATGCTCAATGGTGAAGTTGTCTGTAATAAACTAGAAGGTAATAGCAAATCTTCTGAGTGGGAAGCCAAACAAGGTGCCACATTTATCTGTCGTGGTGGTATTCCTCCAGAAATTGGTGACTTCGATGGATATGTTGCTGTAGGATTTAAAACGGAGCCTGCAGACCTAAATGTAGTTAAAACAAGAATAAACTTATCATCATCTGAAATGTCACAATGAAATGGCTAATAATCATTGTAATGGCTTTTATACTTAATAAATCAACTGCACAATCATCAATTTGTAACCTCGGTGATTTTAAGTATGTTGCTTTAACTACTCATGACCCATATGAGCGTAAGATAAAAATAATTAAATGGATAAAAACTCACGGTACAGTGTGTAGTAAAGATGACATTGCAAAAATATATAATAACTTAGCCCATCTATTAGGTACATCTGACGACGGGGAGATACGAGTTCTAACTTACGAGTTATACATTAATGCAAAAAATATAGAGAAAAATTAAATGTGGGGCGTCTCATGGCCTGACTATGCCCCGGTTGATAGTATCCTTGCGGTTGCTCATACTAGAAAAAATGAGGAACTTTATGATACTTACATAGCAAAACATAAAGAGTATATAGAACAAAAAGATTACCTCTACGAGATTTATGTAAAGAAAGCTCATGAAAATATTATACGCATGGAAGTTTCAATGATTAATACTATTGATATGTATGTGTGATAAATAATAAGAAGGAAATATAAAATGGAAAAACCTCAATTATTGATATTTGCTAACATAGCTGCAATTACCTACGAAAATCCAAAAACAGCTATGACTAAGTTTAAAGCCATAGGATGCACCATCGTTGAATTTTTTGATATTGATAATGCACAAGCATATCTTCTTAAAAACAATGATGGTACACACGTATTAAGTTTTAGAGGTACAGAGGTTACTGAACCGTCAGACATATTAGCTGATTTAAAAGCTGGTAAAAATATTGAAGCCATTGGTGGTAAGATCCACGTAGGGTTTAAAGGTGAAATTAACAAGTTATGGCCAGCCATTTATAAAGCTGTTACTAACATCGATATCCTCTATGTTACAGGTCATAGTCTTGGTGCTGCAATGGCAACTATTGCCTCTGGTAGAATGCAGTCAAAAGTTATATCACTAATAACATTTGGTTCACCAAGAGTAGGTAATAAAGAATACGTTAATAGCCTTACAGTTAAACACTATAGAGTACAAAATAACTGTGATGATGTTACCAAAGTACCTTTTATGTTAATGGGTTTTGCACACCACGGAACTCACATGTATATGAATTACTACGGTGCATTTAGAAACCTTACACCCTGGCAACAGGTAAAAGACATGGTTCGTAGCAGACTAAAGGCGCGAGCAAAGGGACAGAAGTTCCTCGGTGCATACGATCACATGATGGATAATTATATTGCAAAATTAGGAAAATTAGGAGAAGAATAAAATGGCAACAGAATCAAACGAAAAAAGCGCACAAGGAAAATAATCATGTCCTACAGTTCGCAGGTAATTGACCATTATGAAAATCCCAGGAATGTCGGATCTTTTGAAAAGAATGATACTGATATTGGTACTGGTATGGTTGGCGCACCTGCTTGCGGTGACGTAATGAAGTTACAGATCAAAGTAAAAGAGGGTATTATAGTAGATGCCAAATTTAAAACCTACGGATGTGGATCCGCCATCGCAAGCTCAAGCCTTGTCACAGAATGGGTCAAAGGAAAAACACTTGACCAAGCCGGATCAATTAAAAACTCCGACATTGCCGAAGAACTAGCATTGCCGCC